TCACGGGTGTCGCGAGAAAGGAATGACCATGAAGGAATACCGAATCCCGTCGAACGATTTACCTGGCGGTATGGAGTTGACTGTGCTTCTGTCCGATGAGGACGCGAAGGTCCGCGGACTGAAGCCGGCCGACGCGGTCGAAACGAAGGCCCGCGTTCCCGCGAACAAGGCTGCGGCGCCAGCGAACAAGAGCGCCTGATGTCGTTCGTCGCCGCCACCGAGGCGGAGGTACTCGGGGATCTCGCTCAGTTGGAGGAGTTCTCGCAAGGGGACCTCCCGGAGAGCGCCCCGATCACGACCTTCTTCCTCGGTGCGGCGACGGCCGCCGTCCGCAATTACTGCGGATGGCATGTGTTCCCATCGAAGGCCGAGACGATGGTCTTGGACGGACCAGGTGGGGAACTGCTCGAGCTCAGAACCAAACGGCTCCAGAACGTGAAGTCTTTGACGGAGAACGGAGTCAACCTCACCCCTGATGTCGACTTCGAATGGTCACCGTCCGGGCTTCTCCGGAAGCGTTGTTGGACCGAGCGGTTCCGGTCGATCGTCGTGGAAGTAGAGCATGGGTTCACGTCGGCTCCGGATCTGTTGGAGTTGGTGTACGGGTTGGCTACTCGCGCCGCGTCGTCTCCTTCTGGTGCGGTCCAGGACACAGCGGGCCCGTTCACGGTCACCGCGGCTCAAGTCGCACCCGGTGTCGCTGGGGGTATCGCGTTGATGGCGCACGAGAAGGCAGTCCTCGACCCGTATCGTCTGGCGGATGCACCGTGAGATTCAACAAGGGCAAGACGGTGGAGGTCTACACGCCGACACTGAGCGAGACTGGCCCTCACAACAGCCGCAAGCGTGTCTACCCGGATTCTCCTACCTCCACATTCAAAGCGGGGTTCGCCCCGTCGGGACAACCTGAACCGCACGAACCCGGCCGCACTGCTGTTCCGAGCAAGCCGACGTTGTACTGCCGACCAGGAACGGTGATCAGCGAATACGACCGAGTCAGGATCGACGGAAGATTCTACGACGTCGATGGCGAGCCGGATGTTTGGGATAATCCCGAATCCGGTCGCCGACATGGCGTCGTTGTGAGATTGAAACGGACGGCTGGCTGATGACGTATATTCTCCCCGCTGAGATCGTGCTGAATCTCGCGAAGATGACGGTTACCGTCGACGGCCAACCGTTCCCGTATTACTTCTCCGAGGCGGGGCCGGAGCTCGCGGACATCGGCAAAGGCGAAATGGTTCCGGCCGTGAAGCTCATCATCCCTGCGGCCTTCTTGTCGGTCATTTCGAAAAGGACTGGTGCCGAATGAGAATCGTGTGGCATATCGCGGGTTTCCAAGCTCTCCGTAAGAGCCCGCAGATCACCGCCGACATTACGGAACGGGTAGCTGCGGTCGCTGCGGCCTGCGGTGAAGGGTACGACTCGGCAGTCACGCGGGGCGGCTCCCGCGTCCGCGGCACGGTGGTCACCGCCACCCCAAGGGCGATGGCCGACAATGCGAGCAACAACACATTGGTGAACAACCTCGAAGCGGGCAGATGATCGGCGAAGTGATCGTCTTCCCAGAGGTGGAAGCGGTCGCCATCGGGTATCTGGTCGACGAGCTGACAGCCCGCGAGGACACTGCGCACGTGAGCGACGAACTGCCCTCACCTGACCTCCCGAATCGCGTAGTCAAGGTCCAGTCCGGCGGACCGGGTGGAGACGTCAATCTGACTACGAGTAGGCGATCCGTCATCGTCCAATGCTGGGACACCGACCGGGTGGCTGCAGCGAACCTCGCCGAGTCCTGCTTCGGATTGATGAAAGCCCTGCAAGGCAATCAGACTCGCGGAGCGTTCGTCCGGAAAGTTGCCGCCGTTGGAGCGCCGGTGTACTTTCCCGACCCCCTCACTGAACTGCCTCGATATCAGTTCACTGTGTCGCTCGACCTCGCCGGTCGAGCCCTCTAATACGTCCCCCAAGAAGGGGGTCGAAGTTCCTTCCAGAGCCGGGTGCATCGTGCCTGAAAGGGGCCTGACATGGCGCAGACTGCTGCCAATGTTTTCAACGCAACTCCGCTCGTGACCGGCCCAGCGCTTTGGGCGCCGCTCGGTACTGCTGCACCGACAAACGAGACCACGGCGCTGAATGTGGCGTTCAAGGCACTCGGTTATGTCGGTGAAGATGGCATCACCGAGTCCAACGGTCGCGACATCTCGAAGATCAAGGCGTTCGGCGGTGACACGGTCAAGGTCGTTCAGACCGACCACACCCTGACGTACAAGCTGGTCTTGCTCGAATCTCTCAACGCCGAGGTCCTCAAGGCTGTCTACGGTGAGTCGAATGTGACTGTCACCGCGGCGACTTCCTCGACGGGCGAGAAGATCAAGGTCGCGAAGAACGCGAAGACCCTCCCCCACAAGACGTGGGTGTTCGATGTCATCGACGGCGACGCGAAGATCCGCCTGCACATCCCGGACGGTCAGATCACCACGACCGGTGCTGTGACGTTGGTGCACACCGGTGTCATCTCGTACGACATCGAGATCGAGTGCTTCGCTGTCAATGGCGACAAGGCGTACCAGTACAGCGACAACGGGATCACGACGACCACCCCATAAGACCCCGCCGGAGTAGGTAAACCACCGCACCCGGCTCGCCTACACCGGCGGGCCTGAAGAGCCGGGTGCTGATCGAGGAGCTGGGTGCATTGAGTGTGAAGAGAGTGCCGAAGTCCGTGAATTTTTACGCGGCGATGCCTGAGAACAGGTTCGAGTTCGAAGTGCCGGTCGACGACCCGAACGGTGACAAATTCGAGACGTTCAGTCTTCCGAAGTTTCAGTACATCAACCCCACATCGGAAGCTGCGCACCGTATGGTGCAGGCCTCGCGGGACAACGACACGTCAGCGCAGCTAGTGAAGGACGTCGTTGCCCTACTTGATCCGGAACTCGGGGTGCTGGTCGCGAAGTTGGAAGACGACCAGCTGCAGTGGATTTCAGTGGAGTGGGCGAACGCTTCGAATGTGTCAGTCCCGGAATCATCGGCCTCTTCGAGTTCGTCGCGGAGCACGAAGAGGCCATCGAATACGACCTCATCTCGCTCGGGCTCCGGCTCCGCCAGATCGGCCAAGAAGACTTCACCCTCCGCGACCTCCTGACAATCATCAAGCAGTCCCCTCGGGAATCTGCGATCGTCCGCGCCACACAGCCGGATAGTCACATGTGGTCGCACACCGATTTCATCCTTGCGTTGCTGTACGACAAGCAGGCGGAGCACAACTGGATGATCTCGAAGGACGGCGCGCGGGGCCATAAGCGTCCGAAGCCGTTGCCCCGCCCGGGGCTAGTCGACCCGAATACCGAGATAACACAGATCCGCGGTAAGGCTGTGCCCATTGAAGAGATGGAACGCATTCTCGGCCACGAGGCGCCATTCAAATTGCGTGCTGTGCCAGCGTCAGCTTAGTCGAGTTGGTCGGTGTTCTCGGGGCAGAGTTCATACACCGCTGTGTTGATCGCCTTTTGGGCGTACGGGTCGCGCAATTGAGACCGGGTGTAGGACAAAACATTGTATGCCCCGGATCCTCTACTGAACTCAGAGCAGATCGTTGCTCCGAGTTCGAGCGCGCTGCTTGCTTCCATCGTCACGCCACCGAGTCTGATCTCTTCCAGGTACCGGTCTTGCGGTGACAGGACCACCGGTTCGGAATCGGGCGGGGAGCTACACGCAGCCGCAAGCAGCAGCAGAGCGGTCAGTCCGAGTCCTATTTTTCTCATTCGTGCATCGTACCCAGGGGGTGGCTCATGGCTGTCGAATTGGCAATTGCCTATGTGACCCTCCTTCCGGAGGCGTCTCGATTCGTTCCGGAGTTCAATCGGCAGGTCGCGCCAGGACTAGCTCGATCCGGCACTGAACAGGGCCAGAAGTTCGGGGCAGGGTTTACTGGGTCGCTGGGCCGTGTAGGTGCACTCGTCTCTCGCGCAGGCAAGGACCAAGGCCAGCAGTTCGGTGACGGCTTTTCGTCAATGACGGGCAAGTCGATGATCTCGGGTTTGACGAGACAAACGGCTGGCCTTGGTGCCTTGGGCCGTGATCAAGGCGTCCGATACGGCACCTCCTTCTCTGGCGCGATCAACACCGCTGACGCGTCTCGTAAAGTCTCCGCCGATCTTGGGCGGGGAAGCGGCGCCATTGAGAAGGCCGGGAAAAGCCAGGGCGAGAACTATGGCCGTGCGTTCACGGCTGAAGCTGCAGCGCTCCTCGGCGCCACGCCAGGCATCGCCGGTGAGCTCAGTCGTCGGGTCGGCCCTGAGATGGAAGAGAGTGGCCGCGAACAGGGGTACAAGTTCAGCAGCGCTTTCTCATCGGAGGCATCGAGCGGCTTCAGCGCACTAGCGGGTGCAGCATCGGCGGCGGCTGTCAATGCCAACGAGGCGAACGACGCCCGCGAAGCCGAGGCAGCAGGTCGAGATGCCCCAGGGGCGAATGACAGCTTCGGCGGCGAAATCGCTGGTTTTGCCGCAGGTGCTGCGGCTATCGGCTTTCTGACGCAGTCTCTGGCGGACGTGCAAGGCGTAGAAAAGCTCGCAGCGCAGACCGCTGCGGTAATCAAATCGACCGGCGGTGCTGCACAGGTATCGGCTGGGCACGTGGCCGATCTCGCCGAGAGCATCGAAGCTATGACCTCGGTCGAGATGGAAGGCACCGTCGAGGGTGCGAATTTCCTGCTGACGTTCAAGAATATCCAGAACGCAGCGGGTGACGGCAACGACATATTCGATCAGACTGTCCAGGCAATGACCGATATGTCGGTCGCTATGGGTTCCGACGCCAAGAGCTCCGCTCAGCAGCTCGGCAAGGCTTTGAACGACCCGATCAAGGGCGTATCCGCGCTATCCAAGGTCGGTATCACGTTCTCGGCTGAGCAGAAGAAGCAGATTGGGCAGTTCGTCGAGCAGAACGACCTGCTGAGTGCGCAGAAGATCATTCTCGGTGAGGTCAATTCCCAGTTCGCGGGGTCCGCTGAAGCATTCGGCGATACCACTGCTGGAGGTATCGCCAAGGCGCAGAATGCCCTCGGAAACTTCGGTGAAGAGATCGCGGGCCGTGTCATTCCGGCAATCGATACCGTAGCGTCGGCGCTACTCCCATTGTTCGATGGCTTGGCTGGTAACGCGGACACTGTCATGTTCGTCGGCGGAGCGTTTCTGGCTTGGAAGTTCATACCTCCCTTGCTCGGCCAGCTCGGCGTGGGCCTCGGCGCCGCCACTGCACGGGTGGGGGCCTTCGCAGCTGCGACTACTCTCGCGCAGACCGCGGCTGGTCGCACTCAGGCGAACATGGGCAGGCTCACTGCAAGCATGGTGGTACTGAGCAACCAGGGCGGAAATATAGGTCGCATCGGGGCTGCGTTCGTCAACGCCTCCACTGGCGCTTCACGTTTCGCCACAACGGCCGGTCTCGCCGCGGCATCAGGCAAGGCACTGCAGATCGCTGGCGGTGGCATAATGTCTGCACTGGGTGGCCCGTTCGGTATCGCCGTACTCGCGGCCGGTGCTGCCCTGTTCTTCTGGATGAAGAAGAACCAGGAAGCTAAAGCTGCCGCTGAGGCGAATGAGCAGGCGATCAGCGCTATTTCGGAAACGCTCGACGCGCAGACCGGTGCAGTCACGAACAACACCATCGCGGCGCAGGCGAAGATCCTCGCCGACAATGGCATGGTCGAGTCGGCCCGCAACTACGGCATCGAGGGCGGCGACCTCGTGGCGTCTCACCTCGGCCAGGCCGACGCGCTCGGCAAGGTCAACGGCGTCATCGACGAAAACGTTCAGAAGTCCGTCGAGGGTTCGCAGGCGTGGACGCGATGGAAAGACGTCTACGAGTCGTACGGGGTCAGCTCCGAGTTGGTCTCGGGCGCACTGCGTGGCAATGCCGACGACATTGAACTTCTGAACGAGAAGATGGCGGGTTACAACTCGAACGGTAAGGCGGGCATCCCGACACTCGACGAGTGGCGCGACAAGCTCGATCAGGCCGGTCAGGGCGCCCTCGATCTCGGCGAGAGTGTCGGTTCGACGAATGACCAACTGTCCGAGGCTCAGAAGATTCAGAAGGACACTGCGCTGGCAATGGATCAGGGCGGCGAGTCCGCCACTGTCTTCTCGGAAGCGATAGACAAGCTGTCTGACTCTGCGTCCACTGCCGATGACAAGACTTCGGCGCTCAAGCAGGCAATCGATGCCCTCAACGGCAACCCGCTGGACCTGGAGCAAGCGACATCCGACCTGAACGCTGCTTTCGAGGACACGGCTGGGGCGGTAAAGCCTACCAGCGAGGGTGTCACGCCGACCGTCAACGTCGATACGAATACGATCGACGTGGCTACGGAGGCGGGCCGGAAGCTTCTCGATGTCACCGTTGCTCAGCGTGACGCCACTCTCGATGCTGCGCGAGCGGCCCGTGATGCAGCTGTCGCCAACGGCGATTTGTCAGGTGCTCAGCAGGCCGCGACCGCCGTGGTGGAGCAGTCGCGGCAGAAGTTCATCGAGCAGGTCGGCGCGATCGGCATCGTCGGCGTCGAAGCGGAGAGGCTTGCCGACAAATACATAGGCATCCCCTCGGTCGTTTCGACGCTGATCTACCAGCCGAACATGGCCCAGTCGCAGATCGCGTTGGACATCCTCAAGGGCAAGGTCGACCTCGTCCCGAACGATAAGTCGATCACTGTCGATGCGCTCGACGCCCAGGCTATTCAGAAGCTCGAGTCGTTGAACTTCAAGGTAACGACGCTACCCAACGGCACGGTGCAGGTCGATGCGAATGACGCTGCCGCGCAAACGACACTCGATAACCTCATCAACACACCCCGCAAGATGACGGTGACCGTCGATACTGTCCGGACAGCTCAGGCTCAGCGGGACTTCAACGCCAACGGCATGCAGGGCCCGGTCGCTCCGATCTTCAACGCCAATGGTGGAGTGTGGAGTTACTACGCCAACGGTGGACTCCGCGAGGATCACACCGCGCAGATCGCGCCTGCAGGGTCGTGGAGAGTCTTCGGCGAACCCGAGACCGGTGGCGAGGCGTACATTCCGCTCGCTACAGCCAAGCGCGCTAGGTCGAAGACAATCCTGAGGACTGTCGCTGAGAAGTTCGGTATGCGTCTCGACGAATACGCGGACGGCGGGATAACCGGGGCGATGGCTGCGCTTGTTCAGAAGCGTTGGCCTGGGATGAAGTTGTCCTCCGGATACCGTGAGGGCGATCCCGGTTACCACGGGTCGGGTATGGCTGCGGACTTCTCCAATGGAGGAGACGCGGGCAGCCCTGAAATGCTCGGTCTGGCGAATTTCATCGCCGACAACTACATGCCCGACACTCTCGAACTGATCCATTCGCCGTTCAACAGGAACATCAAGGATGGGCAGAACGTCGGTGACGGTGTCTCGACGTATGGCGATGAGATGCCGAAGCACCGGGATCATGTTCATTGGGCCATGGGGTTCGCTCCGTCCGAGCCTCCACCTCCCGCTGCGCCGGCGGTGGAGTTGTCGGCGAAAGACCAGTACGTCGATGCGATCGTCGCTGAAGGGCGCAGTCGGAATATCTCCGACAAGGGCATAGCGATTGCGTTGGCGACGATGCTGGTCGAGTCCGATGGCGTCATGTACGCCAACGACGCCGACCCTGAGTCGTTGAACTTCCCGCATGAGGCTGTCGGGTCGGATACCGATTCGTCGGGGCTGTTCCAGCAACGCAACAACGGTGCGTGGGGCACAGCAGCGGATCGGATGGACCCGGCTAGGTCAGCGGGAATGTTCTACGAGGAGCTCGCGAAGCTGGACTTCGAGAACATGGATCCGGGTGCCGCAGCGCAGGCTGTGCAGCGGTCAGCGTTCCCCGGCAAGTACGGGCCGCGGATGTCGGAGGCGGAGAGTCTCCTTGCAGCGTCGGCTGGTCGTGCCGCCGCAGCGACTGCCACGGCAGAGCAGGTGGCGGTTGTTGCGCCTGAAGTTCCATCCGACTACGTACCCGACAGCACCGTGCAGGACGCGACTACACCCGCCGTCTCGGCATCGAGTTTGCCTGGCGGGCAGATCGCAGAAGGTATGAAGATCGCCGCGGCCGGTGCAATCGACTTGGCGAAGGAGTACGCCGGTGTGTTGATCGACGGGCTCTTCGAGACCCTCTCGATCGACCAGTACGGGTTGCTTCCCGGCGGTAAGGCGATCGTCGACAAACTCATTCCCAATGGCGATGAGATCGCTTCCGCTATCGGCGACAACCTCGGCGCGGCAATCGTTGGGGACTCCTCGAAGTCGACGCCTGGTGCCAACGAGCTGGCGGACATGCTGCCTGAACGTACAGACGAGATGCAGGGCGCGAACTGGGAGTCCAAAGCGGCGACCGCCTTGAACGCTCTGGGGCGGGGTCAATTCACTCCGGAGTTCCGGGAATCGTTTGGGCTCGAAGAGGACCACCCGATTGTTCGCACCCTGCTCGATCTGCAGCGGAAAGGTTCTACGTTCGACCCGGCCCGTGGCCTGTCGTCGTTGGTCAAAGACGGCGACTTCACGGGTGGTCTGGGTGTCGAAGAGGACAACCCGCTTGTCAGTGGGATCTTGGGAACTCGTTCACTGATCAAAGATGGCGACTTCACATCGAATCTCAGTGCTCTTGGGATCCAAGAAGACAACCCCGGGGTGGTAGGTGCACTCGGTTTGCGATCGCTGCTGGCCGAAGGTCAATACACAGGTAACCTGCGCGACGCGTTCGGTGTCGAGGAATCGGATCCGATCGTCGCCGGGACACTCGGCGCGAGGTCTCTTCTTGGAGGGGAATACACCGGAAACTTCCGAGACGCTTTCGGGGTCGAGGAAGACAATCCTCTCATCACGGGGTTCCTTGGTGCCCGCTCTATGGCAGTGGACGGGAACTACACACCGAACTTCCGCGACGCAACGGGGCTCGAGGAGTCGGATCCGATCGTTGCGGGGCTTCTCGGAACGAGATCACTGCTGGGGCAGGGCGATTACACCCCGAACTTCGGTGCGGCGTTCGGTGCGCAAGAGGACAACCCGATCGTTGATTGGTTGCTCAAGATGCGCAACCAGATCCCTGTGTTCGACAACGGTGGGACCGTCAGGCCTGGAATCAATCTGATCAACAACCTGACTGGTGCCGATGAGAAATTGGCGAATGTCACCGGTGTGGAACCGGTGGACCCGGCATCGGTGCGTGGAGGGCCTGTCGATCAGTCGGTGCATGTGACAGCTCACGGATATTCGCCCCGGGAGGTTGTGAACACCGCGAACAGGTTGACTGCTAGGCGGTCTCGGGCGTCGATGATTACTGGGGGGTACGGGCGGTGAGTTCCGATGTGACCAAACAGGTATGGGTGGGGACTCGCGGTGACGTTTTTCATCTCGCCGGACCCGATGCTGGGGTGGAGGGTGTCGTTGCAGGTGCCGATCCTAGTGGGACTGTGTTCGCGCCAGTGAAGTTGTTGGTGTCGGAGGGCGCTAGGCAGGACGGTGCCACGTTCCT